CACTTCATCGGTACGGTAGCACGCCATCCCGACTGGGACTTCAAGGCTAAAGGCTTGCACGAAATGTACGACGACGTGAAGGTCCAGTTACGGAAGGTCGATGCCAAGAAAGTGGAAGTGGCGAAGGTACTGCTGGAAGAAAAGAAGCAGCGTCACCAGCGGGCGACACGAAGATTCATAGACGCCGAGGACGTACTGACCCAAAAGGTCATCCACCAGGAGATCGCCGCCCTGATAACAGAGATCAAGGCGCTGGAGGAGGAGACGGTTCCGTTTCTGGATCGCTTCCAAGACATGGTACGGCAGCTTCACGAGTTTCGTGACCGGCTGCGAAACCTGATCGAGGTAATCGAGGGGGCCGACAAGGACAACAAGGCCCAGAAACTTCGGGAGGCGGTCGAACGAGTCGAATTGCACTTCTTTCCGTACCAAAAGTGGCAACGGAACCGGCTGGACACCGACAAAAGCCGCATTGTGTTCCGTGACGGTTTTGGCACGAATGATCCATCATCTTGAACTTGGGCTCGACCTCGGTGCGGGTCTGGGCCTCCGAGGTCCAGTTGGCAACCACGCCCCCGAAGAAGGGCGAATTGCCGGCGCTCTGTACGGTGGTGATGTCGAGGTACGGAAACTGAAGCGTGGCCGAAGCCATGGGCATGACGAACGCCTGACTGCGGAAGCTGGTTTCCTCGGCAGCGATGGCCAGAAGCTGCTGGTAGAAATCAGGCGGCACGACGTAGCCGCCGGTGGCTCCGGAGGCTTCGCCCAGGGCAGCCTTGGTCTCCTGGCCCCACTGGTTGAACTGGCTTGCATAAACCTTCTCCAGCCGGTCCACGGCGGCGCTGCGGGCCGCGGCGGAGGCCTTCCGCGAATCGCAGATGGCTGTTTGCAAGAGCCAGTCGCCGAAATTGCGCTTGGGGTCGCCTTCGCCGCCGGGGCCGAAGAGGGCGGGTACGGCGTTCTTGCGACCCAGGGTCTGGGCAGTTGCAACCTTCTTGACGGCCTCGGTGATCTGGTCGTTGAGCGACTTGGAAAGCGTCTCCAGCGACAGGGCCAGTTGCTTTTCGATGAGCTCGCCAATCGGGTTGCCCTGCACGGCCTCGGCGATGCCCTGGTCGATGAGGGATTTGGCTTGCTTCTCGTCGGGAACGTCAACGCGCTCGCCGATGGCTTTGCCGAAGTAGGCTTGTTTGAGCTGAATGAACACAGGAAAATCTCCAGGCGGTGCTCGGAGGGGGTTAGGGTTCACGCATCATCCGTCCATCTCCAGGCGCCTCAGGGCGGCGGCTTGGTGTCCGTCTCCCCTGGTGGTCCCTGATGGCTTGACGGAATGATTGTCGCTTGGCACTGGTTCGGCGCGGAGAGGAGAGTTAGACCCTGCCGCGGACCCGGTCGATGCCGTCTTGGGCCATGGTTTGCGCCAGCTTGTGCCAGTCGGTTTTTTCGATAACGCGCTGGATGTGGCTCGCAATTTCTTCCAGGGGAGTGAAGGGGATGCCTTCCGGGACCGGGATGGCCAGAGGGGGCGCCTCCTTGAGGCCGAGAAGCTCATGGAGGCCTGGGGGCAGGGTGACGGCTCCCTTGGAGACAGCCTCCACCAAGGCCGATTGATTGGTGGGCAGGAAGGTCACGGCATACTCAAGGAGGAGCCACTCATCGATGATGCGGCGCACGTTTGCGAGCTCGGGGCTGGCGGCAACTTCGTGGGAGGAAGGAGCGTGGCTCTTGAGCCGCACAAAGCCGATGGACTTGCCTTGCAAGAGGCCGGCCTTGACGAGGGAGAACACCGTGTCCGGTTGCCAGTCCGCCAGGGCCCAGTCGGTCGGGCGGGGCGGGTACTGCGTCTTGGCTTTGATGCCCACCGTGGGGCCGTCCTTGACGCGCTTGCGCCATAAAGAGCGTCCCACGGGGGGCATCGAGTAGCAATGCTGCAAAGTCACCATCGGGTTGGCCTTGAACTGGCTGTCATTCATGCCGCGCGCGAGGACGATCTCCGCGTCGCGGTCGATGTCCTGCGTGCTGATCCAGGAAACATCGGCGCGCTCCCCGTCCAGAAGCTCGGAGGGTCCCTTGGTGGTGACAATGCGGCGCAGCTCCTTGTCCTCGGCGGGCAGAGTTTTTAGCAGGGCTTCGAGAGCGAAGGCTTGCTTGTCGAGCATCGGGAAGCCGAGGGGGCCGTCGGCGGTGCCGTAAATCCGGGCAAGGGCAGTCATGGGAGTTCCTCAAGAGGACGGATGGAGATCACGGTTGTTGCGGAAACGAAAAATGAAGAACGAAAAACGGAGAACCGAGAACGGAAAAGGGAAAACAGCGCGCTGGTCCGCTCATTCTCGGTTCTCCGTTCTCCGTTCTTCATTTTTCATTTCTCTTGAAAGTTGCCTATCCCGATGTGGGACAGCCTCGCAGGCACTGCCTGTCATTCTCCGATCTTCATACTTCTAGGTTCTCTGTTCAGTCGGCCGCAAAGCCACCTGATCCGTCGGCAGCCAGCGGTTGGGCAGCCAGGGTACGTTGCCCCAGGGCACGGGAGGGAGGCCGCGGCCGCCGCGGACCTCGTTGATCGACAGCACCCCGTATTTCAAATCCATTTCCTCCTGCACCAGGCTGGCTTGCTGGTCCACGGGGACCGGGTCGTCGCTGGCCAGGAACAGCCGGCCGGTAAGGTCATACAGGGGCAAGAGGCACTGGTTGAGCTTTTCGTCCCGGCGCTCCAGGCGCGGGCCGATGGCTTGCTGCATGTGCTGACTGGTCGCCGCCTGCAAGTTGGCGAGATTCGTATTCGTGGTGAAAAACGCAATCGGGCAGTGGAACGCGTTGGCGATGTCCTCCTTGGTCGCCCGCGCGTCGGCCAGGGCGGCCAGGTCGCCCATCGAGTGCGCGAGGATGTGCAGCTGCATGTTCGATTCGCCGACCAGGACCCGGCCCGCTCCGCCCCGCTGGAAGCGGTCCTTGATCTGCGTCTCCAGGCGATCGCGCTCTTCCTCGCCGAGGGTGTCGGCGGGAGTGAGGATGGCGGCGGGGAGCGCGTTGTTTTCATAGGTCGTGTTCTTGAACGCGCTGAAATTGGACAGAAAGCTGACCTGTTCGTAAGCGGCGCGCAGGGGGGATATGCCGCTCAGGTACGGGTCCCGCGGGTCTGGGTAGCGGAAATGGACGATCTCCGAGGGGCTGAAATTCTGCTCGCGGGCGCCGGTGCGGTAGTTGTAATAGTCGATCAGGTTGCGACTGTCGGGGGCGCGCTTGGGGGTCATGTTCTGGGCGGGCAGCACCCACAGCGCGCTGGGAACGCCGAGCGGCCCCTGCTGCACCTGCCAAAAGGCCTGGCCGTGGACCTCGAGATAGACCTGCGTGAGTTCCCAGAGGTCAAACGCATTGTGGTAAGGATTGGGCTGGGCGAACAGCTCGAGGAGCGGATGGCTGGTGACTTCCTCGATGGTGGCGGCGCTCTTGGTGTAGAGATCCAGGTGGGTGGAGGCGCGCAGGCGGCGCTCCACGCGGGGAGCGAGGCTCTGCGTCAGACACCGGGGCCGGGGCTCGTTGTGGCGCGTGACGACATAGAGACGCGGCGGGTAGGTGGCGCAGACCGCGGCGTTGAGGCTGATGCACGACCAGGCCATGCCCTTGAGCTCGCTGAGCAGCTCGTTGGCCACCGGCTGGCGCATGCGTTTGAACGTATCGACATACGATGTGCCCGACCACTGCGAGCCCGCCAGGGCCGTGGGTTTGGCCTTGCCGGAAAGCCAGCGCGAGAAGCGGGTGAGCAAGGAAGGCATAATGGTCCTCGCAAAACTCGTCTGAGCCGCGCACGCAGCGCAGCGGAGTAAGCGGGCGCGACACCGCTTACTCCGCTGCGCTGCGTGCGCGGATCAGCTCAGGTACTCGTTGGCGGGCCAGGAAGCGCCGGTCGATCCCGCAGACGAGGTAGCGCAGGGCATCCAGGGCGTGGTTGTCGGCATCGATGGGATTCTCGCCCGCGGCGTCCTGCTCGTCCGCGCCGGGATAGCGGTACAGGCCGGCCTCGGCGCACAGGTTGGGGCAGGCGGTCTGGTGGACGCGAAGCCGGCCGGTGCGCAGACGGGCGGTCACCGCTTGGATGCCGACGCGGATCTCCTTGAACGCCTTGAAGACCTTGTGGTTGGCCACGCGGAACGCGTTGATTTCGGTCGCCCCCGCCGGGTCGGCATACCACTCGACCCGCCGGGGCAGGGCGGCGGCGTGCTCGTGCAAGGGCGTGCCGCGCAGGTAGCGCTCGCCCTCGATCCACAAGACGTCGTCGTGATCGAGAAAGCCCCACAGCGCGGCGAAGGGCGCGTTCCAGCCCCAGTCGATGCCGCCGTGCCGGCGGGCATTGCCGGCCGGGGGACACGAGGCCACGAGGGCCTGCGCGAAGTCGGGGTAGACGAGCCCTTCCATGGTCTCGAAGGAACACTCGTATTCCTGGGCGACCCAGCGGTCGCCGAAGCGGCGCCGCTCCTCGTCCAGGAAGTCCGCGTCCAGGCGCGGGCATTGCTGCCAGGGGATGCGGAAACGGGCCCAGGGGCTGTCCGAAGCGTGCCACTCGCGGCAGAACTGACCGGTCTTGCCGAAGGGCGTGGACAGCCAGATTTGCCGACCCCGCGCGACGGCGACCATGGGGCTGACGGCGGCGATCAGGGCATCGGGAACGCGGGCCGCTTCATCGACGACGAGGAGGTTGACGCCCTGGAAGCCGCGGATCGTGCTTTCCGAGCCGGGCAAGGCGATGATACGGCTGCCGTTGGCGAACTCCAGCTCGCCCTCGTTGTGCTTGACCGCGCGGATGGGTCGGCCAATGGCGTGATACCCTTGCTTGCAGTAGCGGAGCAGCTCGCGGGCCTGACGCTGGGCACGGGAAATGAGCAGAACGAGGCTGTGTGGCTGGAACAGGGCGGTGTGCAGAGCGAGCACGCTGGTGACGCGCGTCTTGCCGGCGCCGCGCGAGCAGTTGAGCAGAACAAAGCGAGCCGGCGATAGGAGCAGCTCGCGCTGCCAGGGGTCGGCCGTCAGCCGTTGGGCGGCCAGCAGCCGCGTCGGGTCGAGAGCCAGGGCGAGAAAGTTGCGGGGATTCCCAAAAGC